GTCGCCCCCTCATCCAGGGTGACCCGCTGCAGATACTGCTTTTCAGGCAGCGCGTAGGCGACTTCAACACGAATATTAGCCGGCACTGTAAACCTCTTTGGCGCGCGAAGTGAACGCCTGCACCATGTTAGCGGCCAGCTCTTTGAAGATCCGGCCAAAAGCCATCTCAATCAGTTTATTGGTAAACTCGAAATCGAGATGGAATTCGATTTTGCAGGCCTCGGGGCTCAGCGGAATAAACTTCCAGCCGCCAATCAGCTTCTTGAACGGGCCATCCACCAGGCTCATCAAAATGCTCTGGTTGCTGGTCAGTGTATTCCGGGTCGTGAAGGTCTTACTGATGCCGGCTTTGGACACATCAACCGCCGCCGTCATTTGCGTCGGCCCGAATTCCAGCACGCGGCTACCGGTGCAGCCTGGCAGAAAATCAGGATAGGACTTCACATCGTTTACCAGTTGATACATCTGTTCCGCGCTGAAAGGCACCAGCGCAGTACGGCTAATCTGAGGCATAGCAGGTTCCACATTTAAACACAGTGCAAATAATATCATTTATCTGCTGCTAAAAAAAACGCTGTGCCGCAACTCGTGCTAAGATGCGCAGTATACCTCGCAGGATGCGATCGAGGTAACTGTGTATAAGACGATGACTTCAGGACATTATGACTAAGAAAAAAGCCCACAAACCTGGATCAGCCACCATTGCGCTGAATAAACGCGCCCGTCACGAATACTTTATCGAAGATGAATACGAGGCTGGTCTCGCCCTGCAGGGCTGGGAGGTCAAATCCCTGCGTGCAGGTAAAGCCAACATCGGCGATAGCTATGTCATCCTGAAGGATGGCGAGGCCTTCCTGTTCGGCGCCAACTTTACGCCCATGGCCGTGGCTTCCACCCACTATGTCTGCGACCCGACGCGCACCCGTAAGCTGCTGCTCAACCAGCGTGAGCTGGACACGCTGTACGGCCGCATTAACCGCGAAGGTTACACCGTCGTCGCCCTGTCGCTGTACTGGAAGAACGCCTGGTGCAAAGTGAAAATCGGCGTCGCCAAAGGTAAGAAACAGCACGACAAGCGTACCGACCTGAAAGATCGTGAATGGGCGCTGGATAAGGCGCGTATTATGAAGCACGCCGGACGTTAATCTCCCCTCCCCGAGGGCCAGCTCTCGCTGGCCCTTACGCTATATCCTTGTTGATGCTGCTTTTTCGTCCACCCTGCTGAAATAATCCTGCGTGATGGGGCTGGTAACGACATTCACAAATCTGTTATACTTGACCTACACATTGGGGCTGATTCTGGATTCGACGGGATTTGCGAAACCCAAGGTGCATGCCGAGGGGCGGTTGGCCTCGTAAAAAGCCGCAAAAAATAGTCGCAAACGACGAAAACTACGCTTTAGCAGCTTAATAACCTGCTCTGAGCCCTCTCTCCCTAGCTTCCGCTCTTAAGACGGGGATCAAAGAGAGGTCAAACCCAAAAGAGATCGCGTGGATGCCCTGCCTGGGGTTGAAGCGTTAAATCTAATCAGGCTAGTTTGTTAGTGGCGTGTCTGTCCGCAGCTGGCAAGCGAATGTAAAGACTGACTAAGCATGTAGTGCCGAGGATGTAGGAATTTCGGACGCGGGTTCAACTCCCGCCAGCTCCACCACATTATGATCCGGATACTTCCGGTGAAATCCTGAAAGCCCGCACAGCACAAGCTCTGCGGGCTTTTTTGTGTCTATCGCAGTCCGAGAACATCCGGCTAAATCCGGTGATTATTGGTATACGTTTAGGTATACGGTAGGATGTATACCTAAAAGCGTATACCAATTTATGAAGGAGCGGCCACAGTGGCACGGACAACACGCCCCCTGACCAACACCGAAGTTCTGCGCGCTAAAGCCTTAGAGAAGGATCTGACGCTGCATGATGGCGATGGGCTTTTCCTGATAGTGAAAACCAGCGGGAAAAAGCTCTGGCGTTTCCGTTATCAACGTCCGGTAACAAAGCAGCGAACAATGATGGGGCTTGGTGCCTTCCCTGCCCTTTCGCTTGCTGATGCCCGAGGGTTAAGAGCTGATTACCTTGCCTTATTAGCCAACGGAATCGACCCGCAAATTCAAGCTGAAGTTGCACAGGAACAGCAGCAAATCGCACTGGACAGTATTTTTTCAACGGTCGCCGCTAACTGGTTCCAGCTCAAAAGCAAAAGCGTTACCCCTGATTACGCAAAAGACATTTGGCGCTCACTGGAGAAAGATGTATTGCCTGCCATTGGTGAGATCCCCGTTCAGCAAATCAAAGCCAGGACACTGGTTGAAGCTCTTGAGCCAATAAAGGCACGTGGAGCACTTGAGACTGTACGCCGGTTGGTGCAGCGCATTAACGAAATCATGGTTTATGCCGTAAACACTGGTTTGATTGATGCCAATCCGGCATCCGGTGTTGGGATGGCCTTTGAGAAGCCCAAAAAGCAAAACATGCCGACGTTGCGGCCAGAAGAATTGCCGAAGTTGATGCGTTCTTTAACTATGTCAAATCTGTCTGTTCCGACTCGCTGTCTAATCGAATGGCAACTCCTTACCCTTGTGCGCCCTTCAGAGGCCTCCAGTGCTCGTTGGGTGGAGATAGATCTCAATACAAAACTTTGGACTATTCCAGCGGAACGGATGAAGGCGAAGCGTGAGCATATCGTGCCTTTATCTCCACAGGCATTAGAGATTCTGGAAATGATGAAACCAATTAGTATGCATCGTGAACATGTTTTTCCGAGTAGAAATGACCCAAAGCAGCCAATGAACAGTCAGACTGCTAATGCCGCACTTAAGCGAATTGGATATGGAGGAAAGCTTGTTGCACATGGATTGCGTTCGATTGCAAGCACTGCATTGAATGAACAAGGTTTTAATGCAGATGTAATCGAAGCAGCTTTAGCACATAGTGATAAAAACGAAGTTAGAAGAGCATACAATCGCTCCACTTACCTTGAATCTCGGAAAATATTAATGGATTGGTGGGGTCAGAAGGTGAGATGTTAAAATGTAGAGCGGGCAGGATTACCTGCCCGATAATTATTAATGGACTAGCCCCCTTTCAAAATTAGGATCATCGTCCTCCTCATCAAGTTCAGCTTCCAGCTTTGCAAGATCTTGAGATTCAATATCATCAATACTAATATCTTTAGCTTTTATTTTTTCAATAAGCATTTCGAAGCTCAATGACTTTGATAGGAGTGTGAAAAAATAATCGCTTTGCTCATCTTCATCTTTCTCTTCTATCTCCTCAAAAAATGCATTAAAAGAATAAATCATTATCTTTAAAAGGATATCTACCTTTTCCCCACAGTTGTAATCCCCAGCCTCTTTTAAAATAAATGGTATTACTTGAACCTCGGGACCATATTTTGCTTTGAGATATTTTTCCATTACCACTCGGGCGATAGAAAGTAAATGGAAGGAATTTGAAAATCTTAGTTGCGTCGCAGCTAATCCACGCAAGAATGGAATTTGGGCTGCTTGATCTAACATGATGAATGAAGCATGAAATTCACGATGCAATACGTTTTTATTGAAAACTTTTTCATATAAGCCTTCTTGATTATCAATCCTCGACACAAATAGTAAATCGACATCATTATCACGTAGTGAAAATGATGAGTTCATCAAATCTACTGCCCCATTATGACAAAATGCCCAATACGCTGCACCAAAATAAAAGTTTGCAATTTTATCAACGTGCTCAGGTACTTCTTTAAATTCACCTTCTCTTTTTTCATACCAGAAAGATGTCGCAAAGAAATAATTTTGCAAGCTTTGCTGTACCGGATCGTTAGACCAAAAATCTCTATCATTTACAGGGTTTTGTGAGTTTGTATATTTTGTAACTTTAAGGTCAAACTCATCTCCTCCTGATTTTAGTAACCTAAACGTGATTTTAACTTCCTCATCAAGAATAGCTCGTTGCTCGTCATTACATTCTTTATATGCGCTATATATAGAATAAGCAGTTTGAGCTCCGTTAATTATTTGCAAGCCTGTTATTTCAAATCGTTCGGCTTCATTGCTGATTTTTGGTATTCGCCTTGTAATACCTGTGATTCCATTGTTATAATACCAAAAATACGCAGGGTTCTTTTGTATTGTATTCTTTATTTCATCATTAATGATAGAGTTTGAGATAGGGTTCCTTACATTTCTGTCAAAAAGGGAAACCCCATATTTATTTACAAGCTCATAGATAATCTTCGGCCTAACAATAAATACATAGGCATTAAAAGGCGCCTTAATCTCAACACAACTGTTACCACCATCACGACAAACCTGCATTTCAATACGTTCTAAACCTGGGTCGTATATGTTATCTAATGGATTAGGTGGGATACTTTTCTTATATTCTCTGTTGATAAAATCAATTTTCAATCTATTAATATCAAAGCCTTCAACATCAATATCACCGCTCATAACCTCTTTAAGAGATCTTATATTATCATTTGATGTATCACAGTTATTTTTTAAAGATAAAAATATTACCTTAACCCTACCATTATTTTTAATATGCTCACGCAATTCGTCATATTTCTCATTAAACTTTTCGTTCGCACCTTTTTCTTTCTTTCCCTTTAAAACACTCTGTATATCGCTTAAAAAAGACTTTAACTCTTTTCCATCAAATTCAGAATCACAATTCTTTTTATTATTCCATTTAGACTGGACTATATAATAACTTTTAACTCGCTGTGAATCATTCTTATCCAAGATAATATCACATGAAAAATCATCGTGACCGTCAGTAATATACTCCTCAACGTTCCCAGTATCTGCATATGTTTTAAGGAACCAAATTAGAAATGCTGCTGATTTTTTCTGCTCATCCTGCTTATGCTTTATGAAGTAAGATGAATAAACCTCGCTTGATATAATTGCATCCAACTCCGAGTCTAAATAGTCGTAAAATTCACTATGTTTCATATGATACACCCTTATAGGAATAATATTAATTTAATTACTAACATTTTCAATTTAATAATGATATCGCCTTGAGATTCATCTAATACCATAATAAACAACATTGCAAGAGAATTAATGAAAATTTGCATTATGTTTCATAATTTATGAGCAATTTGAGCTCTTCATCGTTGGCGATTATTCAACAATCTAGCCGAATCATTGTAATTGCAAGCTTCGTGGCAAACATCGAATAACAAACAATGGGTATTTCTTGAGTTCTGGGGCTGTACAGCTTTCAACTCTGTTAACTCATGAATAAATCACTTGCATCCATAAGCGCGCAATGCTCTCCCCGCCACGCCTGCCCGCTTAAGGGGCCGCTTTTAATGCAGGTGCAAAGGCGGCCTCAGGTCGCGCTGCGACTGGCGCTGGTCGGGAGTACAGGGGCGGGAAAACGCATGCAAAACCATGCACCCTTTGGATGCATGGCTTAATTCGGGAAAAATGACGGGATTTACAGGGATTGTTTGACAGGCTACTGCGCGGCCAGTTCGGCGCGTCGACGGGTGTAAATCATGCTCTGTGCAGGGGTGAATTTTTCACGATTATCATCCCGCGAAGGTGCGTCAGGCCTGTATCCGATGGCCGTTAAAATGTCATTGTCCTGTGCGGAATAATTAATTTCATTTCCTGCGGCCAGCCAGACGGAAAGAGCTTCTCGCAGGTATGCTACTGAACGGTCAAGCGCACGGTTTTTTATCATCGTGGGCTGGTTCTTAATTCCCATCAGTTCGGGTGCCAGCGCGGCGGCCAGCTCTGCGCCGTTCTGCTGCATAAAATCGTACAGCCGGTTACGGATGCTGATGCGCTGCACCTCCTCATGCGAGGAAATGTAGCGACCGGCGGCCTGATTAACCTCCCATTTTTTTACGTCAATGCGGTCGCGCAGCGACTGTAATCTGCGGGAGCCTGATGCGTTGTCATCCAGCAATAATTCCTGATATTCCTGCTCGGCAGCGGCCAGTTCGGCTCTACGGTTCAGCCATGCGGTTTTGTTCGTCTGACAGGCCTCAAACGCCTGCTGTAAGGTCAGGGTGGTCATGGGTTGTCTCTCCTGATTAATGGCGGAACGGTGAGCTGTAACAGCCTTTCACCTGACGTGGAGCTGCGGGTGCTGTCGGCACCGGTGCGGGTTTCTCATCGACGACCGGGGAACGGATCACCTCAAAGATGGACTCATGCGTTTTGAATGTCGCCGAGCAGTGCACATTCTGGCACTGCAGGTAACTTTCTTTGACGCTCTCCGACATATAGCGGCTGGTGCGAACGTGGGCCGCCGTGCGGCAGAATGGACAGCGCATCATGACAGTAATCCCCGTGCTTTCAGGTCGGCCTCACGTTCCCGCATTTTTTCCTGCCAGACTTTGCGCTGGCCGGGCGTGGTCGCAACGTCATGCTCCATATGCGGCAGGGTGGAGGCCGACAGACCTGTTTTAAACAGCACGGGTTCATCAGTCAGACGGATATTGCAGCCCCTCACCGCCTGCTCAAGCCACGTTTTCACCTGCTGCATAACGGCATGCTCTGGCTCGACATAGCCCTGATGACCGATGGTGTTGGCAAGCGGATTTTCTTTAACCAGAATGCTGAGTTTCATTGCTCTGACGAGGGCACTGCAGCTTTCACGCAGGGCAACATCGAGTTCATGCTCTGCATACTGACTGAGGGCACCGTGATGTGCCTGACGGTATGCTCTGGCCGTGCGGTCACAGGCTACCCGGAGGCTATCCAGCTCGAAAGAAAGCACCTCAGCCATGTTGTCACATTCCTGCGCCAGTTCACGCCGTGTCACGCGCTCTATATGGCGTTGTTTCAGCTCATCGGTAATGACAGCACCTCCGGCACGAAAGGCGGTACGCCATGCGCCGGAATCAGTGCCGTTTTCCTGCTCCAGCTCATTTTTTTGGGTTTGCACCTGGCGGATTGCCGTCGTGGTTTCGTCCATACGTCGGGCATTGGTGAGATGCGCTTCTCTGGCCGTTTCGAGGCGTTCTATCGAGGGTTTAAGGTAGTCGGGAATAATAGCGGTCTGCGTCATGTCGGGTCTCCTCTTTGTTTCAATCTGAGGAGATTCTGCCGCGCCAGACACAACAACACGATTCATTGCCGTTGTGGCAAAAATGGCACAAACAGACCTTAAAAACCGGCTGGCCAGAGAAAGGTATCTGGAAAACCTTACTCACTGTTTGTTTTTTTACTAATAACTATTCACTACTGTTCACTGAAAAGAAAAAGATAAGTAATACAGTGAGATAAAGGGTGAACAGTTGAAGGTATAAGTGTTCACCGACTATTCACTACTGTTCACCCTTCAGTTTTTTCAGCCAGTCAGTTACTTAGATTTTTTAGCGATTAAAAAGCATATATATATATAAATAAAAGCAATCATCGCTTTGCCAAAGAATTATCAGGGATTGCCAACGATTGTCAGAGATTGCCACTGTTTGCCATTCACCTGTTAACGGTTTGTTGTGTGAGATTTCACTGCAAAATGACTTGTTGCCCTGCGTAAAAATATTCACAAAATAGAGAGCTACCCGAAGCCGGACGGACACGACCGGTACTGTATGGACTTTGTGAGGTAGCCCGATGCACACCGCTTTTTCTTCCCCGTCTTCTGCTCCTGCCGCGCCGCTGATGCCGGTTTCTGATACCGTTCGCGAACGCTTTATCCGTCTGCCCGAAGTGATGCATCTGTGCGGCCTGTCCCGCTCGACCATTTACGACCTCATCAGCCGGGAAGCTTTCCCGAAACAAATCTCTCTCGGCGGAAAAAATGTGGCGTGGGCGCAGTCTGAAATCACTGCATGGATGGCGGATCGCATTGCCGAACGTAACCGGGGCTATGACGCATGATGATGACCGTTCAGCAAACAGCCCCTTTTTCTGGCTTGCTTCTTTTCGCCGTTTCCAGGTATAGTCTTCCCGCTGCCGCAAAATCGGCAGCCGGGCGTAGGAACCCGTGTAATTCACAGGCGACAACAGACGCGCCATGCGTCTTTTTTTACGTCGTTGCTCAGGCACACCCATTTTTCGGGCTGTGGTGCTTATTCCATAGCCCCTGTCAGATAATGGTGGTCCGGGCGGGGCAGCTTTCGGGCTGGCCGGTATTCTGTGAAGCCGGTATTCCTACCCCCGTTCGGGTCACCACCCATGAGCGTAGGAACTCCGGTGGTGGCAATAACCGCTATTCACAGGAGGTTGCCGCTATGGCTACGACCCTCACCCCGTCACACCCGCAGTTTGTCTTTGTGTTTGCTGCTGTTCGTCGCGCAGACCGTACCCCCCGTATTTGTATGCTCCGCACCGTTGCCGGTGATGAGCACGCCGCACGTCTTTCTCTCGTTCGCGATTACGTTCTCTCGTTTGCTGGCCGTCTGCCGGTTGCGGAGGTGCGCGCATGAGACACACCACCATTACTGCCCGTGACCTCGAATGTCTGGAGCATATGCGCAATGTCGGCCAGCTCGTCAGCGACCTGATGCAGGTGCAGGACTGCGCCACCGTTCGTCGTGACCCTGCGCAGCAGTTACAGCTCACCTCCGTGATTTACCTCATGACCGCCCAGCTCGACGGCGTGGTCGAACGCTGCAATCAGCACTGGCTGACCGGGGAGGGCAACGTATGAAAAAGCCATTACCGCCCGTATTACGCGCCGCGCTCTATCGCCGCGCCGTGGCCTGTGCATGGCTGACCCTGTGCGAACGCCAGCACCGCTACCCGCACCTCACCCTCGACGCGCTGGAAAGCGCCATTGCCGCCGAGCTTGAGGGCTTCTACCTGCGCCAGCACGGCGAGGAAAAAGGCCGTCAGATTGCCTGTGCATTACTGGAAGATTTAATGGAAGCCGGGCCACTGAAAACCGCTCCGTCACTGTCCTTTCTCGGCCTCGCGGTGATGGATGAACTTTGCGCCCGTCATATCACCGCACCGGTACTGCACTGAGGGATAAAATAACAATGAAAATGAACGTAACAGAAACGGTAAAACAGGCGTGCGGCCACTGGCCGAACATTCTCCCGGCGCTGGGGGTGAAGGTCATTAAAAACCGCCATCAGTCCTGCCCGGTGTGCGGCGGCTCTGACCGTTTCCGCTTTGACGATAAAGAAGGGCGCGGGACGTGGTTCTGCAATCAGTGTGGCGCAGGTGACGGGCTTAAGCTGGTAGAGAAAGTGTTTGGCGTGACCCCGTCAGAAGCTGCCGGGAAGGTGAACGCCGTGACCGGCAATCTGTCGCCGGTTGCCCCGGAAGTGATTGCGGCCGCAGAAGCAGAAACGGAGGTTGACCGCAAAGCGGCGGCCGCGCTGGCCGCGAAACTGATGGAGAAAACCCGACCAGCCACCGGCAACGCCTACCTTACCCGAAAGGGCTTCCCCGCTCTGGAATGTCTGACGCTCACCGTCATGCATAAAACCGGCGGCGTGACGTTCCGCGCCGGTGATGCGGTGGTGCCGCTGCATGACGATGCCGGGGCGCTGGTTAACCTTCAGATTATTAATGCTGACGGTCTCAAACGCACCCTGAAAGGCGGAGCGGTGAAAGGTACATGCCATATCATTGAGGGGCAGAAACAGGCCGGAAAACGCCTGTGGATTGCGGAGGGCTATGCGACCGCGCTCACCGTGCATCACCTGACCGGCGAAACCGTCATGGTGGCGCTGTCCTCCGTGAACCTCCTTTCTCTGGCGAGCCTTGCCCGACAAAAACACCCGGCCTGTCAGATTGTGCTCGCCGCCGACCGTGACCTTAACGGCGACGGCCAGAGTAAAGCCGCTGCGGCCGCAGACGCCTGTGAGGGTGTTGTTGCCCTGCCGCCGGTGTTTGGTGACTGGAATGATGCGTTAATGCAGAAAGGCGAAGAGGCGACGCGGAAAGCGATTTATGACGCTATCCGGCCACCGGCGCAAAGTCCGTTTGATACCATGAGCGAAGCGGAATTTACCGCCATGAGCACCAGTGAAAAGGCAATGCGGGTGCATGAACATTACGGCGAAGCGCTGGCCGTGGATGCGAACGGCCAGCTCCTGTCCCGCTATGAGGCCGGGATATGGAAAATCATTCCGCCGTCTGATTTTGCCCGCGACGTGGCCGGGTTATTTCAGCGTCTGCGCGCCCCGTTCTCGTCAGGGAAAATTGCCTCAGTGGTGGAGACCCTGAAACTGATTATTCCGCAGCAGGACGCCACGGCGCGCCGTCTGATTGGTTTTCGTAACGGCGTACTTGATACCGCCACCGGCACATTCAGCCCGCATCATAAATCGCACTGGCTGCGCACGCTCTGTGATGTCGATTTTACCCCGCCAGTGGAGGGCGAAACGCTGGAAACCCATGCGCCTGATTTCTGGCGCTGGCTCGACCGTGCCGCCGGTGGCAGACCGGAAAAACGCGACGTGATACTTGCCGCCCTGTTTATGGTGCTGGCGAACCGCTATGACTGGCAGCTCTTTCTTGAGGTGACCGGGCCGGGTGGCAGTGGCAAAAGTATTCTGGCCGAAATTGCGACGATGCTTGCCGGGGAAGATAACGCCACGTCGGCTACCATCGAAACGCTGGAATCACCGCGCGAACGTGCGGCGCTGATTGGCTTCTCACTGATACGCCTGCCTGACCAGGAGAAATGGAGCGGTGACGGGGCAGGACTTAAGGCCATCACTGGCGGGGATGCGGTCTCCGTTGACCCGAAATACAAGGATGCGTACTCCACCCACATTCCGGCGGTGATTCTGGCCGTGAACAATAACCCGATGCGCTTTACCGACCGCAGCGGCGGTGTTTCCCGTCGACGGGTGATCCTGCATTTCCCGGAACAGATTGCCCCGGAGGAACGCGACCCGCAGCTTAAGAATAAAATCGCCCGCGAGCTGGCCGTGATTGTTCGCCAGCTAATGCAGAGGTTCAGCGACCCGATGACCGCCCGCGCACTGCTCCAGTCGCAGCAGAACTCAGACGAGGCGCTCAGTATTAAACGCGAAGCCGACCCGACCTTTGATTTTTGCGGTTACCTTGAAGCGCTGCCGGAGCCTGAGGGGATGTATATCGGCAATGCCAGCATCATTCCGCGTCAGCCGCGCCTGTATCTGTATCATGCCTATCTGGCGTATATGGAAGCCCACGGCTACAAAAACACACTCAGCCTCACCATGTTCGGTAAGGGATTGCCAGCCATGCTGAAAGAGTACGGACTGAGTTATGAGAAGCGCCGTAAAAATCAGGGCATACAGACCAATCTGGCGCTAAGAGAAGAAAGCAACGCCGACTGGTTACCGAAATGCGATGACCCCATAGCGAAATAACCTGACCTGACCGGCAATCGCCGGTCTTTTTTTACCTGCAAAACGGCAAAAGTGAACAGTAAAGTGTTCACTGTTCACCAACCATTCACCGCATAAGTTAATGAATATTATAAATAAAAACCATTAGTGAACAGTGTGAACAGTTTTTCTGAAAAAAAGTTTTTTTCTTGATGTGATCTATTCAAAAACAGGTTCACTTAACCACAGGAAGCGCTGCAACAAATCGCCATTGGTATACGCTTAGGTATACCAATGAAAGTTGAATTGGTTAAAATTGCTTTATAACAGATAGTTACGTGAATTATTCAGACTCCGCCAGCCCACCAAAATTCTCCATCGGTGATTACCAGAGTCATCCGATGAAGTCCTGAAAGCCCGCACGGCGCAAGCCCTGCGGGCTTTTTTGTGCCCTCAATTTGCCCCACGACGTCCGAAGAGAACTCATTAAATCCGCACCTTTTAGGCCCATTGATGGGCCCAACGAAAAGCTCTGTTGTTTTCGCGTTACCAATTACCCGGCAACCCATCCCTCTCAGAATTA